TTACTTCAATCGGAAGTTAATAGGTAATACAAAATTACAGCTCACGGGCTTTCCTTTGCTATCGAGCGCAGGTTTCCATTTGCCGGGCAGTTTCTTCACTGCACGAATGGCTTCTGCATCTGCCGAAGGATGGAGCGATTTGAGGATGCTAAAACCGCCTGCTCTGCCTTTAGCACTAATCGTAAATTTCACGTAAACGACCCCTTGAATTTCTTTTTCAAGACAATCTTTGGGATATTTGACCAGTTTGGCTACATCCGCCATGAGTTCCGCATCGCCAGTGCCATATTTAGCTTGGGTCTGCACGTTGGTCTTTTCTTCGGCACTACTGATGCTCACCGTTTCCACAGGAGCGCAAGCCATGGCGACATTGCTGGTGGTAAGCAGGAAGGAAGAGAAAGCGAGAAGGGTGAATATCTTCTTCATGATGAGTAGAGGTTGTAGAGTTTGGCTCCGACATTGCCGCCTAGAAAAGCAAGGAAGTGGCTGGACTCTGGGTGAAACAATGAATCACTTGCAAATGGCGTACAACAAACAAGGGGAAGCGGACCTTTCGATCTCGCAAGCAGAAGAGAAATCTACCGTTCCGTCCGTTGTTCTACACAGCGAAATTAGTGGTTTGCTCGTGGCGCGCCAAATATCTTTCCCACTATTTTCCGCCTGCTCGCAAATTATAGCCCTTTGCTAAGCCTTCGTAAGACTTCATTAAGCCTTCAACCAATCACGACGCTCCATTTCTTGAGCCACACACGTTGCCACACACATTGCCACACCTTGGAAAAACAAGCAGAAATTGTCAGAGATTCGCCCCAAAAACTTCCCACGTTTTGGAAAAAAACTCCAACGTTTTTGGAAAAATCTCCCACGTTTTTCAAGAAACGTCGGACGTTTTTTGCTCTCGCTCGAAGAGATGAAAACGAAGCTGCGCTGCTTGTCTTTCACACCAAGGAAACAAGAAAGCAAAGTAGTGAATCAACAAATCTTAAAATGGGGTTCTCACGCGCGCACGCCTACGCGCATAACAGCAATTTTCGTGTTTTTGCTTTCACAACCTTCACAGAAATCCTTGCAACTCTCTCTATTTCAATTCATAGCGCGCACTTTTCGGACATATTTTAACACATTCTGGAAAACTCTCCGTTTTTTCCTGCTTATATCTTCCCAATGACGCATCGCAAAACTCCTCATTTTTTCGTCAAAAATGCGCCCAAAACTCCCCTTGGTGTGAAGGTTGTGAAAGCAAAAAGTGCAAAATCCCAGGGATGCGCGCGCGTATATGCGCCCACGCGAGGCAACTGCCACTGGGCTGCGCCTTTATCAAGCCCTCGTGCCTTCGCATTCTTAAACTATCTCAAAATCCAGCTGTAAAAGCAGAAATTTAACATTTATAGTGACACATTTGCCCCTTTTCCTCCCATATAAATTAGGGGGCTGCGCGCAAAGGAAAAGCAGGAGGAGGAAAAGCGCGACACAATTTGTCATCATTCGAGGCACCATCTCAGAGATTTTCGTTACTTTTGTAGTGATAAAGAACAAATAGAATCTACATTCTACTAAATATCAGGGTATTAAAGATTTTTCAGCCTGACAGTAGAGAGAAAAAAGAAAGAAAAAGCGCGACAAATCGACGCTAATATAAGCAAAATCGGCAAATAATCGGCAAATAATCGGTAAAGATGGCAAAGACAGTACTGCGCCTCGACAAGCGGAGGCAGCTCAATGACGGGACGTATCCGGTCCAAATCTCCGTAGGCTACGGGACGGGGTTGTATCTCTCCACGGGTGTCTATGTCGCCGCGGATGAGTGGAGCCAGGACGCGCGGCAGTGTGTAGGCAAAAATGCAAAGCATCTCAATGCAATACTCTCGGGGCAGCTCGCGCGCATACAAGCACGAGTCTATGACTTGCGCGCGCGTGGAGTGTGGGACACATATACATTGGCGCAATTACGGCAGATGCTAGAAGATCTCGCACTCGAGCGCCCTACGGTTGGGGAGCTCACACTCGGCGCGATGCTCGATATGTACGCGGAGCGAATTAGGTCTAAGGGCAGCGCTTGCATTTTTCGGAGCATTCGGCTGCGGCTCGAGAAACACATCGACACGCACAGCTTGGGGCTTAGCAGCCTCGGCAAGGCGGACGCCCGCAGATTTGTGGAGTGGGTTACGGAGGGTACATCGCCAAACACCGCAAGGACTTATGTCAGTACGCTGCGCACGGTGTGGAATATGGGGCTAGACGAGGAAATAGTGCATGTGGATATCTTCCGCGGCGTCAAAATGCCAAGGGGCGAAGAAACACCAACACCAACACTATCTCCCGATCAGCTGCGTGCATTCCGCGCCGCCGACGGGCGACGTATGAAAAAGCGACAGAGAGAGGTCCGTGACCTCATGCTATTGTCATTATACCTATGTGGTATCAACTTAATAGACTTGCAGGCTCTCACACCGCGCAACGTGGTGGCGGGGCGCATAGAGTACCGGCGCAGCAAAACGGGCCGACTATACTCAGTTAAAATTGAGCCGGAGGTCCGGGAGATACTCGACCGCTACCCGCCGCGCGACGGCCGTCTGGTTGGCACCGCCTATATAAGTAGTGCAGCAATGTTATACAGGGCGCGCGACGTCGTCGGGGATGACGGCGAGCCTGTTGCGCCCCAGATTACCTGGTATTGGATGCGCTACACGTGGGCATCTACGGCGTCGTTCCTAGACATACCAGAGGACGTGATAAGCCGCGCCCTAGGTCATAAGCACACCACCGGAGCACCGGTCACGCGCTCTTATATTAGCTTCGACCGCCGCAAAATAGATGATGCCAACCGGCGGGTACTCGATTACTTGCTATATGGCAAGCAATAACGACCAACAAAAATCCCCTCTCTATCCTCGCGGACTGAAAGGGGAACGTAATGGAAAGAATCGTTGTGTGTCTAAAATCGTCTATATGCTCGCGCTAAATAACAAATGCCGCCTGCGATGAGTGTAACAATACCCAAAATCGGCAAAAGTCCATAGTACCACGGATGACGTGTTACTACCTTGCGCGCCTTGTCGGTACTGTGCTTGGCTTGGTAGATAGTGTCTACTTTGGAGATGCGTAGTGTGTCGTGCCTAATGTGCCATCGCTCGCGCCACCGCTCTTTGATGAGGGTTGCCCCCTCCGTGTAGATACTATCGCGGATGATGATGCTATCGCGGTGCAGCTTGATTTGGCGGATTGTGTCGCGCTGTGTCACTCTCAGCGTGTCGTGCTTGGTGATCGTGCGCGTTATCTCTTTTGAGGTGGTGCAGCTTGCTAGGATAAGAACAAGCAACGCGGTGAGGATATATCGTATCATAACAATGTTGTTTATTGAGGTCGGTGCTGAATGATGATGCGCTTGTATGTTTCTCGTCCTTTTATGGTGAGTTTCTCGACACCAGTTTGACCTGCACACGTGAGAATCTCGAACTGGTGTGGGTTATACTTGTCTAAGAATGTGATTGGCACTCCCATACATCCTTTGTAGTCTGATGGTACTGCACTAGTTGAGGGTATTTCGATTGCGTTGTAGTTGTCGTATGGTGCGTAACAGTCCTTGCCCCTTATTCTTTTATTGCTCCGCATATTCTCCTCCATTGTTCGCAAAGATAGCTCTTCTTGTTGCTGTCCGTGCTTTATGTTGGTGAACCATCGTACATTTGTAACTCTGACAAATTTATTTCCTGCTGGGTCTACTTCGTTTCTTGCAGCCATAACTGGATAATGTGATGGAATTTTGAACTTGACATCTCCGCTGTGTATTGTCGCTCCTAGCCACATTTTATCCTCTTTGATGAGTGGAAATACCTCTTTGTAGGTGACAATGTTCATAGTTCCTATGACTGCAAACTGCTTTTTACCTTCTATTACCCATTTGAGGAACTCACGAAATAACGAAAAAGGAGGATTGGTGATGATGATGTCGGCTTCATCGCGCAAAGCCGTAACTTCGGGACTGCGAAAATCGCCTGCGCCTTCTAGGTATGTCCAACAACTTTTGCTTTCCTGCTTCGTGATACAAAGTATCTTCCCCTTCCCTTCTCCGTTGGTTGCAGTGCCTTTTCTCGCTTCTTGAGAGATACAAGTGCAAATCAACTTCTTAAGTCCTAGGGCATTGAAATTATCTACAAAGTAGCGCGCAAACATACTCTCCTCGGGGTCGTCACAAGGGCAAAGTATCGTCTTTCCGCGAAATACATTTGGGTTGTGAGTTATGTATGCGTTCATCTCTGCTTCAATGTCGCTGTACATTGTATAAAACTCATCATTTTTCGCTGCCCTTGCTTTGTTTAATTTCTTGTTGTCTGCCATACCTATATAGATCTTTTACACAATCGTCACCGTTATCTCCTCTCCCTTCTTTTGCTCTTCGCGCATCATCTTGTAGAGTTTTTCAAAGGTCGCGCGACTATTTAAGACGGTTCCAATCTGCTTATTTTCCCCGACTAGGATGCAGCCGTGCGTGTCGGCTGCCGTGTTGCCCGCGTGGATGAGCACACCGGCAAAACCCTTAACTCCGACAAGGCGCGGTAATTTGCCACCGCAAACTTGCTGATAATACGTGTAGCGCGAAAATCGGGGGCTTACTGTGTCCATGTCCACGCGATACGTACCCGTGGGGATTGCCGTCTCGCCGTGCACTTTGATGCGCTTAATAACGTCCTCGGGCTGTCTATCGGTTAGCCCTCTATCTTTGTCTTCGAGCGTATCGCAGATTCTTTTTCCTGCGATTTCTAATTGCCCGATTGTATAGGTATCGCGTTTTGCGATTCGTCTTAGATATATGTTCATCGTTTCTAGTTGTCTTTTAAGTTCGGGGCGCGGTTGTTAGGTTTCCGCGCCCCTTACTCTGTTATGTTATTCGGATTATCCCTCGATGGGGGCTTCTTGCGCTTCGTTAGCCTTTCTCATAAGGTCGGCAACCAGTTTCACAACGTCCGCTTCAGTCATTGGCGGTGGGGTGTCGTTGCTTTGAGTTACACGCTCGATTTCCTTAAGCACTGCCACGGCTATTCCTCTGCTTATGTCGCTAGGGTTCTCAATTACCGCGCGCACGGTCTTTGCACCACGCGCAATCTCAGCCTTCTTCGCGGCGCCCTCTACCATACTAAAAATTTCTACGCCTGCCATCAGCACTGCGCAAAGCATCGAGAGGACGGGGAAAGGGGTAACAATGCACACCACTATGTCAAGCATCACCGTACAGAGGAAAATCGAATAATAGAGAAGCAACTTTTTGCCTGTTCCCATTCGCATTTTCAGACTTTCGATTTTTTCCCCGCGCTTCTTTGACTTGAAACAGCCGACAATTAAATCAGCCATGACAAAGACTAAAATCGCTACCCCTGCAAAGGAGATAATAATCGTGTGAAGGTACAAATGCTCGATGGCGAACTTGTTAAATACTTCTTGCATATATAATCAATTAAACGTAACAAATTCCAAAGGAATCGCCAGGCAAGGTGTCGGGCCATGGCTCTACCGTGGAGTAATTAAATTCGGGGATGAAACCACGACATAAAGTCACTCCCGAGTTCCATACATCTGTGCGCAGCCGAACCTGCAAAAGACATTCGTAGGAATGATTATGGCTCGTTTGGGAGTCGGGGTAGACGTTTATTATTACCCCGATTGTATCTACGAGACCCTTTGCTACGCCCTTCACGTCGGCAGTAAAGGGGGTGAAAATCTGATTGCAAGCAACAAAGCCTCGGGGTAACCATATAAGACCTCTAACTTCTTTGTCTAGCATGATGGTTGGAACAGACCAGCCCTTATCTGTGTCACCGCCGACTGCGGCAAACACCGTATCTCCAACTCTTCGCAGCAAGAAAAAAGACTCCTTGTTAGTTACGGCACTATCTTTTGGGAATTTTATTGCTCGCCACCCAGTATCACCTCTCACCACGTGCCACACTCCGCCGCGCTTTTCCCATTCCCACGCGCCAACTCCTGCACCATCCGTGGAAAGATAGCGCGTGCAGTCCTCCTCGTCTCCCACAATCGCGCCCTCCGTTGTTTCGGGCTTGTCGGGTCTGCCTACTCCCTTAATCCACTTAATTTCGGGGTCTGGTAGCAGCTCTGGCAAAATCGTCGTGTGCTCCTCGCTGAATATCTCCGCCTTGCGGACAACATCTGCAATGTCAGAGGTTCGGGATTGCTCCAATGTCTCCACGCGCTTGGCGAGCGCTTGCAAGCCGTCGCCCGTGGTGCGTGGCGGTGGCGGGGTCGCATTGTAGTCAAGTAATGCGCCAGTTTTGCAGTCGATTGTCATTGTAACGGTTGAGCCGTCGGCGTAGGTATTTGTTACCTCTCTTGTTTCTTGATTGTCCATATTTTTATGGGTTAAGGGGTTAAGGGGTTAAGGGGTTAAATTATCAGCGGCGCATCTCCTGCACGAGCACCGACCAACTGGTGCTATTGCCATAGCCGACGCCAAGCAGGGTTAAAAAATTAGTCTCACGCACTATTTGCAGGCTGCGCTGTTGCCTTGGCGCGTACCCGGGCTGCTCGGGTTTTGTGTAGATTGCCCCTCCGTCGTCGTTGGGCATCCGTATCTCTGTTGGGGCACTTGTCGCACGGGTGAGGTTCGTCACGGGCAGTACGCGTATCTCTCTTATCTCGCCCGCGCGCAGCTTGGGTAATATGTGTACACCCGCGTCTTGCAGTAGCATTGACCCCTCAATCTCTCCGTCTGTTTTAGCGTCGATTTGGTACGACATTGAGCGGGCGAGGATGTTGCCCTCTATTACCGCGGTCTTTGCCAGTAGCAAGTCAGTAGCTACAAAATTGAGATTTACGCCCAGTTCCCACAGAGGGCTGCTCTTGCTTGGGCGGCTGCTCTTTATGTGGCTGGTCCTACACACCCACCACAGCGCCGCGCCCGACGGCTCAATGGTGCACACCATATCGGTGTAGCGCTCGCCCGCCTTGCCGCTCTCGAGCGCAAAGCCCTCGGGCAGCTTGTCCCACTCTCCGAGGTTGCGAGCTGAGGCGCCGCGCTCTCCGCGGTAATCTTGGAGGGACACCGCCCACGGGGTAGCCGTGTACCCCTCTTCTAGTTTTGGAGCGGCGAAGTACACGGTGCCGTAGCGTCCGTTTTTGTGCCACGCGCGGAGTATGATTGTAGTCTTTCCGGTGGTGCTAGCCGAAAACGTCAGCGAGTATCTGCGCCAGCCGTGCGCGTTGTTGCTGCCCTCCTCCAATAGCGTCGCTCCGCTGAGTGCGAAGTGCTCACCGATGGGGTACCCGATAAGCCAGCCGCAGCTTGCCCCCTTAGCGTACACGGATAGCGTGTAGCTCTGCCCTGCGATAACTTGCACCTCTTGCGACAGCTCCGCATACCCACCGCCGAGCCCACTAAATAGTGACCACACCGCAGCGCCCGTCACGGGGGGCACCACGCTTGGCTCGTGCTTTGATACGCGGGAGGGGTCTAGGTTGAGTTTCCACGCGGTTGGGTTGCTTGGCAGGTCTGCCTCTCTGAGCAGGTTAGGCATAGGCGTCACGCCATCTTTACCGGGCTTTCCGGGTTCTCCGGGTTCTCCCTTGAAAGGTACTAGCGCATTATTTTTGTCGAGTCGCAAAAGGTCCTCGACAACTATGCCGCGGGCGTATAGATAACTATCATCGGCAGTGACACCGCCACCGAGCAGCGCACGTGCAAAGTCGGGCAGCCTTCCCCACGTTGTGGCGTAGTTGTTAGGGGTTAGTATCGGCTTTGTGACGCCGCGCAGTTGGTGTATTGCTCCAATGGTTGCAGAGAGATAGATGCAGCCTTGTCGCGCGGGGTTGGTGGTGTTGCCCCATCGGGCGAGCCTCATGCCAGCAAGCGGAGCGTTGTTGCGTCCCTCGGGGGTCTCTGCGTCGGTATAGCTCTCCGCGTCCACGTAGCTATTTGCGCGCGCAGTTACTCTCAGCCAGCTAGTGAGCACGCCGACGCCATTGGTCGCCTGCCCTATGGTCGCGGCGGCGGTGTTGTTGTACACCCCGCGCAGGATGTCGCCCGCGTCGAAAGCGTGAGTATCTCCGTCCCATCTCTTGCGGAGGTGCAGCCGGTAAGTGCTGTGCCCCCGTTTCTCTACTTGGTCAATCACGCCGCTCTCGGTGAGCACGGTGTCGCCCTCTATCGCACTGAGTCGGTTGATGAGCAATTCCGCGACGCTGAGGCTTCCGCGCACGCTGAGGCTCTCGAGCTCCGCCGCGCCGTTGGCGTCTATCTTGCCGCCGCGGGTGCCGCGGGCGTACGTGTCGGTTTGTAGTGCCGACGCCGTGTCTGCTTTGCCCGCTTGCTTGGCTCGCTCTGCGCTCTTGGCTGCGTTGGCTCTCTCCGCTGTCGTTGCAAGGTCTGCCGTGGTGGCGTGCTTGGATTGCTCCGCAGTAGTTGCGTGGTCTGCCGTGGCTGCGTGGTTAGCGCTCGCCACGTGCGAGGGGGTGATCGTGGGGTCGTAGGCTGCCGCCGTGGGCGCTGTGCCCGTACTTGTTGCCTGCCGGTCAGCGCTGCGAGGCTTAGGGGGCTTGCGGTGGGTGCTGACGCTGTATATATTTTTGTCCATCTTACGTAGTGTTAGTTGTCTAGTGCTGTGTACTTGTCGGGGGTTATCTCTATCGCAGTGACGTCCCCGCAATCCATGTAGAGATCTTGACGGGTTGCGGCGGTCATAAATAGCCGGCGGCCTTGATTTTGCTCTCTGTAGACACGTAGCCCCGCGGGGTCCATATAGGCTTCGCCCGTCAGCTTGGTGTGCCTTGTAGCGTATTGCGAGTATAGGCTGTTAATAAGCAGTCTCTCGGGGGTGTCGGTGATGCCTCCACGCCGTAGCTGTCGGAGGGGCTTGCCGCTTTGGCCTTGTAGGTAGATGCCGCGGGCGACTGCTTCCCCTTCTGAGTCGGGCAGCGTGCCGCACTTGAGGTCAATCTTGAGCTCTTCGCGCGCGTCGGGGTGCAGTGTGGCGCGTATTTCGACGTCGTCCACCTCGATAGTGTCGTAATTACCCCACGCGCGCACAATGCTCACCTCGGGCGCCTTATATAATAGCCACTGCATTTTGTCGTATAGCCCGCGGCTGCGCCAATACTTAGAGTTGAAAAAGCTCCGCTCGCCGTTGGTGTCTGCGGCGTCGCCGTCATTAGCCCCTCCGCCGTACTTGTAGTCGTGTATGACTATGCCCGAGCCGATGGTTATCTCTAGCCATCCGCCATCCGCGGGGTAAGGTATGAGCTCGCCCGAGATTTTTTGCAGCCACTTGTATAGTGCCTTGCCCTTGTCGCCGTCGTAGTCCCACCCTCTTTCCAGCCGCTGGTCGCCCTCATTGGCGTAGGTGCGCCCGCCCTTGTCGGCTCGCCCTATGTTGGGGCGGTTAGTAGCCCACCCATGAAGCAGTGCGGAGTCTTCGCGTATCTGGTCGGGATCAGGGTAATAAGCCAGCCACGCGCGCCACCCATCGGGTGCGCCTTGTTTCCATCCGTCGTAATACTCGCCAGATAGTTGCCACCCGCGGCTCAAGGGGTTGCTGGTGTAAAAATAAGCAGCTGAGGCATTGTCATAGTGCGCCGCGGGTGTGTGGTCGTCCTTGTTTGCGTACAATTTGACGGCCACAGGGACAAAGCACCACGCTGAGCCCACGCGGGCTTGGTTGTAGATGGGGCGGTCGTTGTTGTCGTCTGTGTAGTCCTTAGCGTCGGGCGACTCGGCGAACGGGTTGTACCTCACATCCATAAGTGCCTCCATCTTGAGCCGCAAAAATACGTCATAGTGACTCTCAATGCGCGGCAGGTATACGCGGCGGGTGGTGTAGGCTACGCGCTCGGGCTTTGTGCCCAATACCTCGGCGGTCTCTGAGTATGGGCGGGTGATGCTGCGTACATCCGGCGAGGCTCTCACCACGATGCCCGTCGCCTCACCTCCGCCGCCCTTAAGGGGCAATATCTTAAACCGCTTGCCAGACTGCGCAAAGACAAACTCAGCTTCCCGCGCGATGCTCTCCTCGTCCCACACCTCGAACGGGATGCCGCGCCCGCGGGGCTCACCGATTTGGGCGCGCTGCGCTGCTCTGTCTGAGTAGTACACCCACGCGTTGCCGCTGCCTTGGCTGTAGGGCTTTGCCACGGAGAGGCTAACACGGTGGGGGTAGGTGAGGTCGCTAGAGTCTAGTAGTTTGCTCTGCGCATAGGGCGAAAAATTGAGTACCACGCTGTTAGCGACCTTGTCCACACCGAGGGTCTGCGTCGCACCACTCCACACAAGCTCTGCGGGCTTACTGGTGGCGAGCCCATGCAGGTCATGCAGCCATAGACGCCCCGCACGCTGCATGAGCTTGAGCCCGCAGGGCTGCAGCATCGTCTCGAGTGCCTCGCGATAACTCTGCGCCTTACCATCCTCGTCGCGGAAATTATCGGGACGACACGCGAGCTGGTCGAGTACGTTGTAGCCATCCGGCAGAGTTAGGCTTGTCAAACTGCCATCGATGGGCAAGTGGGCGAGGCCTGCAGCGGTGGCAGATTGTTGGAGGAGCTGCCACAACGTCACGGCGCTGCTGCTTGTTGGGTTGTACAGCTGTCGGTCAAGCGCGCCGAAGTCGCTAAATGTGAGAGTCACGCGGTATAAGTCCGCACGCTCATAGGGTTCCTCGTAGCTCTCGGGGTCTAAAGTGCCCACCCAATATAGCGCCCCGTCGCGGTACACATCGAGCCCCACCGCCCCCGCCTTAATCGTGTAGAGGTCTATATAGGTGCGGTCACCAGGGCTTTCGATGTTGAGGGTGGCGGTGCTGCCGCATAGCGGTGCTTCTTTGGGTGTCTCCGCCCACTCGAGCACCAGCGGTTCGTCGGCCTCGAATCGGAGCTCTTTTGCGGTTGCCTGCGGGGCTTGGGATGCTGTGCCGCCATAGCTCTCGGGCCACCACCCGGATATGCCGTTATCGCGCCAAATATCGACGCGGTACAGCACGCCCGAAATGCTCATAAATTGTCCGGTGTGTATGATTGTCTTTGCCATGTGCTAGTAGTTGCGAGAGTGGTGGCGGCTCTCTTTGTTAAGTACTCCCACCAGATGGCGCCCCTCGATGCGGAACTCCACCCTGCCGCCTGCACCGCCTTGCGGTGTGATGAGGCTGCGCAGCTTGTCAAGTGGGGCTACCACCTCGGGGTTGTGGCTTGCCCCCGCGTACTCCCCAAATAGCCCGAGCGTGGGACCGTAAGCAATACCGCCGTCTGCAAATTTTGGGATGGTGAGCATCGCGGCAAGCATCGCGGCAACCATACCCGCGCCGAGGGCGATGCCGACAAAGGGGATACCCGCGTGGGCGGCGAAGGTCTTACTTGCTGCAGCGGTGACGGCAGTCGTCGCCTCCACTTTATTGGCGGCGCTCTTGGCAGCACTCGCGCTCACCACGGCGGCGCCCTCGGCGGTCACGGCGCTCGCGTTGGCATAATGGGCGGTTGTTTCGACAGCTTTTGCGGCAGCATTGGCCTTACTCACGATACCGATGGTGCGAGCCACCTCGACGACACTACGGACGCCCTCGATGATGCCGAAAAATCCGTTTATCACACTCGTGAGCTTTTGCCACGCCGACGCGCTGCCCTCCAATGACTCGGCGATGCCGTTAATACTGTCGCCGATGCCCTGCACACCACCCCACGCCGTTTTGACGGTGCCGATGCTCTTGACAGATACAGCGCGCCAATGGCTATAAGTGGCGATGAGGGCTTGCAGGTCTTTGCGCTGCGCGTCTCCGATGGGGCTGCGGGGATCTGTGAGTTGCTTTTGCACTCTCTGGATGCGGCTTGTGAGCTCGTCGAAGCCTATTGCGCGGATTTTTACGCGCATTTCTCGGTCGTCCAGCCCCTCTATGTCGCGCACCTCTTGCAGCTCTCTGAGTAGCTCCGACGTGTTGCGGAGCTTTGTGAGTTTCTCCTCGTGTGCCGCGATGGTGCGCTGTGTGTTGTACAGTTCATCGCCGCTCTGCTTGTTGCTTGCGTCTTGGTAGTGGCTTATTGCTTTTGTCAGTTCCTCCACTGTGTGCAGCTCTTGTAAGCGCGCGGGGGCTGCGTACTTTTTGGCGACCTTGCCTATGGCTGCCTCTCGTGTGGTGTCAGCTTGGACATGTCGACGCGCCACCTCCGTCTTTTGGTCGTCTGTCAAGTCGACAAAACGGGCGCGTACGGGGTTGCGTTCACCAGCCTCTCGGGCTTTCTTGTTGCGGGAGTCTAGTTCCCATAACTTATCGAGATGCTCTTGCAGTCGTGCCACCTCTTCGCGGCGGTACTCGTCCGCCTCTTGCTTTTGGCGGTCATAGTTAAGGGCGATTTGTGCCAGCTCCTTGTCCTTGCCGTCCTGCATGAGGTTAATCTCTTGCTGTCTTGCCTCTAGCAAGTTTTTAAGACGCTGCGCGGTGGCTTTTTCCGCGTACTCATTCTCCTCGTCGATATACTTGTAGGCTTGCTCGGCGGCTTCTTTTGCGAGGCGGGCGCGGTCGTCCTTTTCGGTTTTCCCGCTCTTGCCGCCCCCACCCGTGTGTCCTCCGGTTGTGCTGCTACCAGATAGGGAGGAGGCGGTTTTGTTTATCTCGGCGGCAAACGCGGCTTTGTGCTTCTCTGCTTCTTTTTCGAGGTCCGCTATCAATTTATTAGACGCCGCCAACTTTTGTGCTGCAGTTTTTTGCGCTTCTTTCTGCGCGTCGCGCTCGCGTAGCTTGCTGATGCGCGCGTCGTTTGTCTCATAGCTGAAATGCCCGCCCCCGTAGGTACTCTGCGCGCGCATCTCGGATTTGTAGTGGTCCTTTTGCAGCTCTTTTTCAACCGCGCGGACATTGTTTGCCTTGGCGTCCACCTCGCGCTGCGCTTGCCGCTGCTTGGTGTAGGCGTCCACCATCTCTTGCTTGAGAGATTCGGCGTAGGCTTTTTCTTTAAGTTTGGCAATGTACTTGGTAAGGGCCTCGGTGTTGTCGTTGATGAGCTTGCCTTCCTTGGTGTAGCTCGCCAAATAGTCGGGCACTAGCCTTTGGAGTCTCTCGAGGGCGGCTTTTCGGTCGGACAGCTTTAGGTTATTGTCGTGTACGCGCTTGCTTAGATTGTTGATGACTAGTATCGTCTCTTGCGTCTGTTCTGTCGCGCGCTGGTTGATGCGCTCAATGGCTTTTTGACTTGCACCGAGCTGCCGGGTTGCCGCGCTTGCCTCACTAGACGATCCAGACAGGGCGCGGACGGCTGCCACTACTCCCCAGATAATAGGACCTATGACAAGCGCAGCACCTAGGGCGACAACGGCGGCAGTCATGGCAGTAGCGGCAACCGTAGACACACCGAGCGCAGCGGCGATGCCCTTTTGGATTAACGCAAAGGCGAGAGATGCAGCACTGCAAACGCGCTGCGCGATGGCGTATAGATTTACACTGCGGATGCTCGCCCAAAGGGTAGCGCCGAACGACCACATCGTCTTGCCAGCCAGGCGCACCACGTTGGCGAGCTGACCGAACGAAGATGCCAAAATGGCAACCTGTGAGGCGGCGGATAAATAGGGGCTAAGTGACACAACGACGGCGCCAATTTTTGCCTTTATGCCGCCGAAATAGTTTTGCAACTGTTTCATCTTGCCCGCGTCAGTCTGCGCCAGCTTGGCGTTCATTTCGCCGACGTTGTTAGTGATAACCTTTGCCAAGGTGGCGGCGCGCTCACTCTCTGTGCCGTACTTGAGTATCTGCTCCTCGGTCTCCGAAAAGGTGATGCCCACGCGGCGCAGCGCGCTCGTCTGTCCCTGCATCGCCTTACCCATCAAGTTACCAATGCCCACCGCGTCCTCTTGGCTTGCGTTGACACCCTTTTGCTGAGCCAGCAAGTTGTTCATCGCGGGGATGAGCGTGCGAAGCGTGCCCGCCTGCGTGACAAAGGTCGCCACTTGTTGTGCCCCTGCATTTTGGACGCTGCCGCCGATGATGCCGAGCTCTTTTTGTGCATTGGTCACAGCCTTGATACTCTTGATGTCGTCCTCCGTCGCGTCCATGCGCTGACGCATTACCACCTCTAATTTCTTGGACGCCACCGCGGCGTTGCTGTATGCGTCGGCGTAGCTACCGAGTACACCTTGCAAGCCAGAGACAGCCGAGCGCAAACCGAGGTACAGCTGACTAACATTCGCAGCTTGTAGCAGCACTTCTTGGCGCACGCGGCTCGCCTTGCGGGCAGTGTCGGCGGCTTGGTCGGCGCTCTCGCGGAGCTTTGCCGTGGCGGAGCGTGCCACCTTAGCCACGCCCTCAATAGTGGAGGCGAGGGACTTGAGGGACTCGTCTTTGACGACGGTCACGACGTTGATGTTTGCGCTAGATGCTGCCATGGTTATTGCTTTTTAGCGAGACGCGCAGCCAGCTCGTGGGCGCGGGCGCGTTGCTCGGCGGTTGTCATTTTAGGGGTGTCAGCTGCGGGGCGATGTCTTGGGGCATTGTCCCATGGGAGCGGGAGCAGCTGCTCGGGGGTTATCTTTCGGGTGGTGTGCGGCTGCACTGAGATGGTGGCGACGAGGCGGGCGCGGGGCCACTCATCGCGCAGGTGGGCGTCGCTCTGCTGCTGGTGGGCGTCGCTCACGGCCTCGAACTCTACAGGGGTGAGCATCTCGAGGTCAACTAGCGACAAGCCGAGCACGCCCAAGCCGTACCCCGCCAGCTCAGCCCAGCTTACTTCTTTTTTTTTGCCCCCTTGTCCTCTGGGGCTTCCGCAACTTGGTCTGCCTGCCAAGCCATCAACTCATCGAGAGTGAGGTCGTCGGCAAAAGCGTCTGGATCATTGTAGGGGAACTCCACGCCGTCGCGCTTGCAAGCCTTGGACACTACGCAATACAAAAACACAGAAAGATCTGTGATGTCGTTGCCGATGTCGGTCACGCTCTTACCCGTGAGGGTTTCAAATTGTCGATACGCGCCGAGCGTGTGGTAGCTAGGGTATTTCTTCCCTGCGATGCTAAATATTTGTTTCTTTGCTGCCATAGTTCAATCTAAAAAAGGCGGGAGGCGCGCGCCTCCCTTTTAGTTAGTTTGTGTGTTGGTTAATCCTTTGAAATGGTTTTTTCGGGGTCGAGCTCTACGGCACCCGTGTTTTTGAGACTGATGTTCCATGTGGCATCGTCGCCCGCGCCGTCTTGTCGCTTGAGTGACTCAATTACGAAATTACCAGTCAAATAGGGCGCTTCTTTTCCTCGCTCCATGCACTTGCACTCGACGGGCTGCGCGTTATTGTAAGCAGTGAGGAGCGCGCTGAAGCCCGCTTCTGTCTCGTCGTAGCTGACGAGCCCCTCCGCGGTAATTGAGACGCTCAAACTGGTCACACTACTCTCTTTCCACTTGCTCTGCCCTTTGCTCTTGCTCGCTACGGGCTTGACGTTGCGTTCCTTGGTCTCTGTGCTAAAGTCTGTGCTGTGGCTAGTGCAATGCCCCACGGGCTTGCCGTCGACATAAAGCAGCATGTCGGAGCCGTTGAAATATCCTGATTGTGCCATCTGTGGTGATTTTTGTGTTTTGGGTTGTGGCATATAGTTTTGTATTAAGCGCGCACCGCGAAGGTGAGCAAATTGCCATAAGCGTCGGAGTCGTACAACTCCTCCGCGTCGGTGAGGATGCAGCAACGCACACGGAGGTCGCCCTCTTGTGCTTGCTGATGGTCTAGGGCTGCGCGTACTGCCTCTGCGAGGGCTACGCTGCCCGCGTAGGTTGAAGCGTAGCATACCACCTCGACAAGCGCGGTGTCTGCGCTGCTTGGTGTCTTTGTTGCCTGCGTCTCAAGTGCCGCGCGTCGGTAGACTACGTAAGGCAGGGTCGCTTGGTCTACGATAAGCGGGTACACGCGGTCGGTGATGGCGCGCACGCGCTCGCTGTCGGTGAGCATCTTGCGTATCAATATACCCACACTGAGGGAGGTTTGCTGCATGGTGTTATTTGCTTGTTAGTCGCTCGAGCCAGCCAACGAAGCCCGACATAATTTCGCCCACCGCTGCACTGTTGGCGGCGGCTGCCGCGCTCATAAAGCCTAGGGCGGTGATTTTGCCGCGGCGGGAGCTTGTGCCGCGCGTGAATCGGTCGCGAGTACCACCTTCAAACCAATAGGCGACGGGCTTTTTCAGCCCTGCGCGGTTGGTGTGCATCGACTTTTCGCCTTTGGTCATCACACGCACCTTAAAGCCCATCTTTTGTTTGAAATTTGCCACGCGTACGGTCTTTGCGATGGTGGCGGCGTTGTGTAGGCTCTTACCCTTTAGCGCGCTCTGCGCGGCTCTGCGCACCTTGTTGGCAGCTTTTCGCGTCGGGTTGCGTAGTGCCTTGAGGCGGTCGCGCTCGTTGAGCTTTGCCCACATATAGCGGAGATCTTGCTCGTTGATTGTTACGTTAAGCATAGCCAGTCGGCGTTACTCGTTGACGCGCTCGCAAATCAATGTTTGCAGGCCGCGCGCGGTGTTGGGGATTATTGCGGTAATCGTATAGAGATGTCCGCCAATCTCGCGTGCCCGCCACTGCTCTCGCGGCTTGTGCTGGATGCGGATGTTGTACTCGGTGGAGTGGTTGGCGAAGTGCTCGCCCACCTCATCGCGCCCGCGTGCCGTATGCTTGATGCGCTCAGCGTGAACCGTGCGGTAGGGCGTGTAGGTTGTCTTCTCCGCTCCGTAAGCATCCACCACGCGCGTGGGCTGGAGCAACTCGAGGGCTGTGGTCATCCGTCCTGCGTACATAATCTCTGGTAGGGTCTAATTAGGGCGGTCAATGTGGCGGGTACCTCGGACATCTGCACACCAGCCACCGCCTCGCGCTGGTTGTACCAATGTCCGCCGAGTGAGTAGACGGCAATGATCAGCGGGCGGGGCAACGCGCCGCCGCCGAGGGCTTTCAACTCCTCGGGGCTGCGGTTGGTGGCTCTAATTACCGCCTCTTCTGCTGCCTCCAATAGGTGGAGGAGATAGGCATCATCGTCGTCGAAATCATCGGCGCGGACGTGCCTTTTGAAAAGGGCAAAATCGGTGTGCATGAGTGTCTAGGGGTTATGCGTTGACTTTGAGGAGCGCGAACGCCTCAGGGCGCAAGGTCTTAAAGCCGAACATTGTGTTGAGCGTGAAGCGCACCTCGTCGCGCGTCGCACCGGTGAATGGGTCGATGATGAACGCCATGTCACCAAACTGCCCGCAGGGCTCGTAAAGCCATGCGCCGAGGCCGATAAACTCTTCCGTGATAAACGGAGTACAGAAGACGGGCAGCCCCGCGATTTTGTTGTCCGCGCATACCATGAGGCCGCTGCCTGCGTCCACGGGGGTGGTCTCGAGGATTGCCTTCTGTGCCTCAGTCATTACCCAGCAAAGAGAGTCGCTTGACACTCCGGAGCTGAGCACCTTAGCCTTGAGGAGGGCGAGGTCGCGCAAGGTCGTGGGCGCGGTGAGCGTCTTGGTGGGGCTTTCCTTGAGAGTGGCGAAAGGTCCCACGAGGTTGGTAGCGTTGGTCACTTTGTCAGGGCTGAACATTGCCTTATTGAGCAGGTAGGTCACGGCGTTGGGGATGATTTCCTTGATAACGGTTTCCACGATGCCGTTGGTCTGCACAAGTGTTTGGCGGGTGACGGGCAAAGTAATACCCACACGGTCGGGGCTCGCCTTGAGTTGGCTAAGCGTGATTTTTTTGTCCGTAAGCGTGACAGACTCGCCAGCGATTTGCGCTTCTACAGCCTCAAAGACGGGCCAAACGTACTCACCCGACAAGCCAGTCTTAACTGTGATTCCCACTTTGTCGAAAATGAGCCCGGCTTGCAAGGGGCGGAGGATGTCTTGCACGTTGATAGGCACCACACCACCCTTTTGTGCGTCGCTCACGAGCATGACGTCGCGGACGATCTCCACGTTGGTGGGCTTGCCCGCGTTCATGTTCTCACGCACGATGCGGTCGGCTTCTTCGATGCTGCGGGTGCGCTCTTCCTCAGGTTGGCAGAGTGCGAGGGCGCGGAGGTCCATCTCATTCTGTTGGAGCTCGCGCAAAATGTCTTGATACTCTTTTTCTTCGGCTTCGTTGCGGCTGCGCTTCTCGGTCTTGAGTGTCTCAGACATCGCGCTGATGCGCTCGCGCAATTCTTCGCGGCGGTCGCGGAGATGCTTTGCTTGTAGTCTAATTTTGTGCATATCTATATAGTTAGCTAGTTAGTTATCGTAGGTCTTTGCGGCGCGCTGCATCTCTTCGATTTGTTCGCGCCAGGTGGTCTCTTCGGGGGCGTCAGGATCTTGCGCCTTGTGCATAAGCTCTCGCAGCTCCGCGTGGGTGTCGGGGTAGGCGGGATTTACCACCAGCGACATATCGTGCACCCCCTTGACGGCTCGCACCGTGTAGAGTATCTCAACTTTGCCACCGTCTGTGTGTACTACCTCACGGCTCACGTAGTCGGTGTCCCAATAAGGGACGGTGAAGGCGAAGGAGCAGCCGGTGATGTCCCCGCGGCGCACAAGCTCCAAAGCAGTGTCGCCGTCGATGGTGTTGGGGGCGTCAAACTCGAACGTCACGCCCGCGTCGTCCACATCGTAGCGCAGTGTGCCTTGTCCTTGGTTGGAGCGGGCGAGAAGGTGCTGATTGTCGTGGTATAGGTTGAATTTTATGTCGCTTTTGTCGAGTAGTTCGCGGGTTATCGCGCTCTTGTCGATGACCTCATACGCGCGCTCCTCGCCGTCGTCCCACAAGGCGGCGGAGCGTTGGCCGAATAAGATGGCGCGGCCCGTGATGGTGCGGCTCTCCGGTTCGCCGTCTGCGGCGGCTCTGATGTGCACGCCAGTGGGAATGAGGAGCGCGCGCTGTATCGGGGTCTGGTTAGTCTGTTGGTTCATTTTGTGTGGGGTCTTGGGGGTTGGCTGTGTCGGCGGATAAGTCGCGCAGGTTTGCAGAGACTAGCGCGCGGTCGCCGCCATCCACGGGGGGCTTGTTTTCGGCGGTGCGCCACTCGTTGACTGTGTAGAGTCCGGCGGCGATGGTTGCCGTTTGGTATCGCACGCGGCTCTCGAGGTCGCAGGCATTGAGCTCCAAGCGGTCAAAAATGATGCGGCGCTTGTGGGCGATACTCGAGGGGTACAGCTTGCGCAGTAGTTCACACTCGATTTTCACAAGGATAGGATTAAGCGTACCGCGCAAAAAATCTGCGTACGCGTTCTCCGCGCTCTTGTAGTTGGTGGCACTGTCGTCGAAGACGAAGGACGGATGCACGCCAAAAAAGCGGCAAATCTCACGTACCGAAAATTTCCGGGTCTCCAGAAATTGCATATCCGCCGAGGTCATCGTGATTTGCCGAAACTCTGAGGAGCCAGGGAGATGCACAATCTTTTCGCCGTCCGCAAATCGCTCGTCTAAGCTCTTCGCGGTCTTTTTAAGCTCGTCCTCTTGGTACTCGCCAAATCCGCGCAGGCTGCGGTCGTTGGTGACAAAGCCGCGGACGTTGCCGCCATTGCGAAATCTCTTGTTTGTCTCGGCATCTCCACGGGCAGCGGTGTCGAGCGTTCCGCGGGCGTAGTCTAGCACACTGCGACCCGTGCGCCCGTCGGTGGTGGCATATTTGAGATGCAGCACCTCGCTTTGGTCGTAAGTGCCCGACAAGCCTTGTGCGTAGTCGCTTATCGTGTAGACACCACGCGTGGAGTCATGTGCCACCGTGTGGGGGCTGCATAGCATAAGGCGGTCGAGCTCTTGCGTTGCACTAGAGTAGATGGGCAGTACGTAAGCGTTACCGTGCAAAAGCAGTTGGCGAACGAGCGCCTCACGAAAATCCACGGCGGACACATCGGGAGAGGGCTGCACGTTGAGTAAGTAGGTGAGGCGGTCAGCAGGGCGGTCGGCAAAGATGTCGCCGCGCAGCCACTGCACGCGCATAGGCAGCACAGCCACGCTGCGCGCAATGACGTCCACGCAGCGGTAAGCTGTGGCGACGGAGAGATCTCCGCCATAGCCTAGCAGGCTCAAATCGCTAGACACATAGGGACGCCCGACCGGCTCAGCGTTAGCCGAGGCAGCGGGGCGACCTTGGGAGCGTGGAAAAAGTGACTTGAGCTTCTCAAACATAACAACAAATGCATTACTACTCACAAAATTACAAAGTAATTTCCGAGGCGCAAAACGTTGTTTTTCAGCGATTTAAGGACAATATAAGACACAAAAAAGCACCGCGCGGCAAAGCGCGGCAACAATACGACAAAATAAGTGCTTTTTCATAGTGTTAAAAAAAATCCCCACGCCCAGAAATAGGGCGCGGGGATTGTGGTCTTTAGCGGCGGCGGGGGTGGTAGTACATTTTTCCGCCGATTTCTCTAAACTCGGTGACGCACATGAGATGGGCACGTATCATGGTCAGACGCAGCTCATCCTGCCACGCCTGCCACGCTTGGCGGGAGCGGCTGACGACCTTGCTGAGTGCGGCTTCGCGGTTTGCGATTTGCGAGGAAACGGCACGGCGGTGCACACGCCACGAGGCTACATACTTACCTACGAGGGCACGGAACTTGGCACATGAGCGGAAGCCGTTGCTATAATCTAGGTAAGGGTACGCGGATTTATAGAGGTCCGCGTGGCTCTCTAGCTCTTGTGCAATGATGTCGGTCACGTCCTCTTGGGTGAGTGTGACATCCTCGGAGCAGTCGCGCACAGTGCGATACAAGTGCCGCTCAAAGTTGGACACGGCAGCGCGCAGCTGCATGGTCTGATCTTGCGGGGTCATAGCGTCACCGCCTTTCTGTTGGCAGACATGAGGTAATTGTCCAGACGGCTGTGCATCTCATCTTCTAGCGCGGAAAAGATGGGGCGGAGAAGGTCGGCGAACTTGTTGCACTGCTCATCATTGAGTCGAATTTCTTCGGCGCGGTCTTGACATGAGGGGCTGAAATAATCCACCAGACGACAGTACAGGCTCTCCGTAAGGTCGAGCATCTCGAGCACCTCGCGGGTGTTTTTTGACAGCTGGAGGGTTGTTGATGTATTAGCTTGGCTCATTTCGCACCTCCTTTCACGCTAAGTTGGTCGAATAGGCTTGCGGCGGATTCGCTCTGCCCGAATTTGGAGTGCAACCACGCACGCCCTTTCTCTGTCCACACAGTGGTCAAGCGGGTGGCACTTTTGCCTTGATGGTCGATGTAGGCAGTAGTGCGCACAGCGGTCAAGTCCTTGCCTGCGTGCTTGGCTGTTACAAACCACTGCTCGGAGCGTTTGAACATGTCGCCACCCGCTTTGAGCAGGTTGTGCAGCTTGATAGCGGAGGACAAGCCAAGCTCTTTCGCCATCTGTGTGGTGGTGTACGTGCCGCGTGCACTTAGCACCTCATCTGCGTATTGCACCTTGGGGGCTTGCAGTTGGAGCTGCTGCGTCTGCGCCTCGATGCGCTCTTGCTGTTGGCGGATGCGCTGCTCATAGTTGGAGAGAGTGGCGTCGGCTACTTTGAGGGCGCGTGCCATAAGGGTCTCGGGGGTGTCCTCAGCCACTTGAGCGATGTAGCCACCATCTTTGCGGATGGCTGGCAAGACTTCTTCAAACACCCAGTCCTGGAACTTTTCCGCCTCAGCCTTGCGGCTCTGGAAAATACAACGATAGAGGTTTGCCTCGTCGATGTAGGTCATCGCATTGACCTGCTCCGTAGTCTTGCCGTGCTGGTTGGTTGTGAGGGTGACGGTAGGAATTGTATTCCACCCGTCTCTCTTCAGGCGATTCTTTACCTTGTTGACTTGGAGATCTAGGGCTTTAGTAACATCGGAAAGGCAGAAAAAAATCTTGTCTTGCTGTGTAGCGGTTCGGAGCTGTCCGAACATCGCGCACTCAAACACGCGAGTGCTTGGGTGGGTTGTGGTGTCTAGCATGATAAAAAAAAAGAGAGACGACCGCCTGTCCTGCTGCTAGAACGCCACGAGGGTCGCTTGTGCGCCATTACGGCAAACACACAGGGGTGCGGTCGTCTCCGAAGAAAGGAGATAATTTCTAAGTTTGTGGAGGCTATAAAAATAGCCCTCTACCGACGGGAGTGGTGAGGACTTTAAGCCGTCCTCGTAGCATTCTAGCACCGCGAAAGTATAAACTTTTCACGACATCGCCAAATTTCCACGCAATTATTTTTCAAAATTCGCGCATTGTGTCATTTACGCGCTTTTGCGCTTCTGCCTTCTCCGCCGCTTCGGCGAGCTTCTTCACGGGCGCGTTGATATATTCCATGTAATTGCGAGCAAAGCGAACAACGAGGTTTTTCTTTACACTTATCACCTCGTAGTCTTCGCGGTCCTCGTGGACGGCATAGGTGGCGAAACCTTTGCCCTCCATCGCTTTCATAAAAGCCCCCTCCAAAAATACAGCCTCGTCACCGTCGCTTGCTGTTTCGTAGCCCTTTATCAAGCATGTGCGGTCTATGATATATCGCATCGCATAGAGTTTACCCTTGTAGTATTCGCTGCTGAAATTGAGATACATCGTCATCTTGGGGTCGGACGTTTCAAAACGGTACTCGTATTCATCCGCATAGTTTAGGCGCACTTTCTTTTGGCGGCGTAGTTTCGCAAAATGCTTGCTCACTTCTGCGCGTGTCATGCCAAAGCGGAAACCAAGAAAAAGCTCGTTTTCTGTCTGGGCTGCGCCCTCGGCTTTCTTCCATGCGCGTTCACTGTCGGTGCGACCTGCTGGGGCGTCTCTTAGCTCGTCGGGTACTGAGTCCTTTGGCGCGGCGGCTTCTTGCTTCACTCGCGCCGGTTGGCATTGAGTTGTTGCTGTCAAAAGGAGCAAAAATGCAGGGGCTATTAGTGTGCTTAGGTATTTCATTCTGTGTGATTCCTTATTTTTTCTGCGAATATACAAAATTTTCTCCTATCTTTTTCGAGAAATCTCCCACGATTTGCGAAAAAGATAGGAGTTTTTGCTCTTTAGCTCTGAGAAAATCGCACGAATCTCCGAAGAATAAAAAAAGTTTATCCTTTCGCGCATTTTTTACCCCTTATATTTTGCTATCTAAATAAAAAGCATTATCTTTGTATTGTAATCAAACAAACAACGATAACAAGATGAAATACAGCGACCTCCACAAATTCCTAAAGCTCCACGGATGTAGCCAAAAAGGAGAAGAAAGCGGACACCCACAATGGTACAGCCCACACAGTGGTAAGCACTTCGCCACAAGTCACCACCGCTCTCAAGAAGTAGCCAACGGCACACTAGACAGCATTCTCAAACTTGCAGGACTGAAAAAGCAGTTTAAGGAGCGAGGAAAGAAAGGGAAAGGAAAGATGAGGTAGGGGCGAAAGCCCCCTCCCATCCTTTCGGATTACACTGCAGTATTTCATCACATACACATAAACCCAAATTACACGATTATGCAACAAATCACCGCGCACGTTGAAAACAACGGACAGGGCTTGTACTCAGTCTACATCGAAGAAGATATGCCCTTCGGAGTTATAGGAGATGGCTGGACCATCGAAGAAGCAAAAGCGGACTTTTTGGAGTCTTACAAATCTGCATGCGAGGATCATTTAGAAAGCACCGGCGATGATGTGCAAGTGCCCGTGGTCTTCATCTTGGACTTAACTGCCTTGCTCTATCATTACAAGAATTATCTATCTCTTGCGGGGCTTTCGCGCCTCACGGGCATCAATAAGGCGCAGCTCTCACAATACGTTTGCGGACGCCGAAACGCTAAGCCGCAAACCATTGAGCACATCAAAAAAGCCGTGCAGGACTTCGCGCACGATTTGCTCAATGATTTCGCCTAATCTTCCACCTTGTCTACTACGAGGGGTGACCGCTTCAAAGTGGTCGCTCCTCTTTTTTTACTGCTCATAGTCGAGGAACAAGCGCAAGCACATGAGCATCGTGATCACACCGTCTATTTTTTGATTGTGCCGACGCTTGAGGGGCTTGCAGTTGTCTAGTTTGTCGTAGTCTAGCACCGCGTTGCCAAAGCAATAGGCATTGATTGGGTTGTCGTTGATGGTCACGCGGTCGGTCTTTGCCATGTGCTCGAAGCTCTCCACGGGGGCTGTAAAGGTGCCGTAAGTTTGGCGCACCGGGGTGAGGACATGATCACCACCCGCGGCGGCTAGCATGTTGATCACCTCTTGGCTCTTATAGGGGTCGTAGCCGATGCCCAATATCTCATATCTGCGGCTTAGCTCCATGACGTGCCGCACGATGGCGCGGTAGTCTATCACAGGACCATCGGTCAAAATCAAATGTCCATCTTCTGCCCACTTGCGGTAAAGTTTTTCGTTGGGGTGATCCTTGAGTGCACCCGCGGGGAAAAAATAGCTTGTGACAAATCGAAAGCCTTTGCCCTCGCGGTCATAGACGCCCGCGGTGACTGCGGAGAAGTCGTCACTGATGCTGAGGTCGATTGCCACCATAGCTTGCGGGCGGGTCTTGTAGCTTTGTAGGCTTTCGGGGCGCATCATGCGGCGGGCTAGGGTGCTACTTATCCAGCTGCGGGTCTCAATCTCGGAGTAGATGTTGAGCAGCTTTGTGCGGAATGCCATCAAAGACTCCGCGCCCTCACGTTGGGCGGCGCTCCATTGCTTGCGGTAGAAGTCCATCGACACGGTCACCCCCATGTGCGGGTGTACCTTGCGCCACGTAGCCTCATCGCCCTCATCGTCGTCGACGTCGGGCATGAACAAATGACCGAAGCTCGCGTCGTCCTCGTACTCGCCTAGTAGTAGCTTTTTGTAGCCCTCCACCTTGTCGAAGCACGGGCCATCGAGCACGTCGCTTGCCGTGGTGATGATGACGGTGAGCGGATTGTCGCGCGCACCCATCGAGGTCGTCAGCACATTGAGTAGGTCGGAGTCTCGCGCCTGCGCGTACTCGTCCATGATGACGGTTGAGGCGTTGAGCCCGTCCTTGGTGTTGGCGTTTGCCGTGAGGCACTGCGCAAAGGCGGGGCGGTCGGGGCGGCGGCTTTTGATCTCGGTCTCGTTGTTGACATAACGCCGCTCTTTGGGATCGAGCTTGCGAAAGCAGCCACGGACGACGGCAAAGCACTTTTTTGCCTGGTCCGCACTATTGGCGCAGGTGTAGCTCTCCGCATTGGAGTCACCAAATAACACATCATCCACGACAAAAAAAGCCGCGCTGGTGGTCTTGCTAAACTTACGAGGCACAAACCAAAGCACGTCCTGGACAACACGCTGCCCGCCCGACCAGAAGCCGAAGACGTGCGCAAATTGGAACACCTGCACGGGGGTCATAGCGTAGCAGGTGACGCCGACCTTGCCTGGAAAGTGCAAGGACTCGTACACTGCGATTTTTTGGCGCACCACGCCTACACTGAGCCCGTACTTGTCCACTAGTCGCAAAAATCTTTCGACGGCGAGCTGCTCGAAAAGATTGTGCCCCTCGGGGTTGCTTGCTACCTCTAAGCAGTAATCCAGCAGACGGCTGTCTACCTCATCGAGGGCGTACGGGCGCAGGTCGACTTGTGCCAATCTCACAGAGACGGCATTTTTAGCCTCTCTGAGCCTCTCTTTTTCTTCGTCCGTTGTCATATACTACTTGCGATTAGTTACAGCGTTACGCGTCTCCTTGATGGCCTTCTTGGTCAAATTGATGAGCGGGTCGTCCTCATCGCCTACGTCTAATGCGTCGGCGGTAAGCCCGAGCACCTTGGTGTGGTCCTTGACAGCGGCGAGGGCTTCCTTCTGTACCCTAAATGCAGGGTGCGGGGCTATCTTGGTGCCCATGCGCGTCATCTCCTCCACGGTGGTCTTGCTGAGTCCATCGATTTCGGCGTTAGCCATATCGAGCGAGCGCAGCGCGCTTGCAAGGGCTTGTATTTCCGCACTGAGGGCGGGCACGTTGGCACCCGTACCACGTAGGGCGCGCTTTATCTTGGCAGCGTACTCATCGCGGTGTAGGGTCTTGCTTTTGAGGATGGGGGCAAAGCGTCTCTCGATAGCTAGTAGACGCTTGTACTCCTCGACGCTGATGAGCGTCTGTCCGGGGTCGGTTGTAGGGGTCATATTTTCGGGGGTCTAGGTTAGGATTTTGCTAAAGTTTTGCAAGCAAAAGAACTACTTGCAACAGGACAAGCAAAAGACGTCACTGAAGTAGTGAAGATGGTTGGCATCTCACGTAGTGTTTATTATAAGTATTATCGTAAAGTTCAAGGGTTTTCTTCTGTGAATGCAGGAAGAAAAGCATCAATCAATATCCATATGAAAAATATCAAAGGAACACTGACGAAAACGCTGGAAGTATTTGCGAATCGTGATATGAACATCCTAACGATTTTCCAAGGATTAGCGATTCATAGTGTTGCTGTTGTGCAAATTATGATTGATATTTCAGAGGCGACGGTAAGTGTTGAAGATGTTATCAAAGATACAGGTGTACAAACAGTTCTTATT